GACGCTGTCGACCTACTCTTCTTCGGCACGCCCATGCCGGCAAGCAACTTCACCAACCTCTGGCGCTTGCCTCGGTCGCTGAACAACTCGCCGTAGCCCGCCTCCGGCATCCCCGACACATCGACCTTGTTCACGGCTTGCAGAGCTGTGCGGTAAGCGTCGGCGTCCCCGGCAGCAATGGCTGACTTGGCCGCCAGAATCACGTCGCTCGCCGTCTTGGGTGCAGCCTCAAATGCCGCCTTTTCCTTCTGGTACAACTGAGACGACTTATCTCGCTCTGCGTCAAGCGCGGCTCGCTTCATCTCTTCATACGCTGTCGGGCCGGCGGGTTGTTGCGGGGCAGGTTGGTCAGGCATGTAAGCGTTGGGTTGGCGCTGCATGTGAATGCCGCTGGAGTCCGGCTGCTGCGTCTGGTCTGGTGGCAGTTCAGTCACTGGGCCGTACCGTCGTTGCGGCACCAAGGGTGGCGTATTTTTTATGTCTGACCAAGCATCCCGCATATGCCCCTTCCCGGCAGGGCCGCGCCGCATTATCCCCTCGTCAAGGTAGCTAATTTCAGACTCACCTTGGTGCATCCATGCGGGAACGCCCGCGCCAGCGGCCTCTGAAATGGGTTGCACTTTTTGCACCCCCGGATGGGGGGTGGCTAGGCGCTGTTCGTTTTGCTCCATCTGCCCTTGAACGCGCTGCTGCTGGGCTTTGGCTAACTGTCCCTGTACGGCTTGCACTGCTGCGGACTCAGCCGACACGGCGGCCGCCTGCTGGGCCTCAACTGCCTGCGTCGCTTGTAGGCGGTCACGGTCAATGTTCTGCCACTGCATCGCTTCAGGCGAGGCTTGGAACTTCGCCGGGTCATCGCCCATAAGCCCCAACCCACGACCGATGGCGCCGATAGTTGAAGCGTCTGGCGCAATGGCGCGAGCGAGTTGCACGCCCTGGTTTGCCGCAGCGAGCGCGGCATATACGTCGCGAGCCGTCGTCCCCTGCTGTGGCGCGGCGACGGGTCTGCGGTCAAACGCTGACCGCTGCGGAAGTGGAACTACAAACCTACCCATGATGAACCTCTACACGCCGAGTTTGCTCTTAAAGTATGAGACTGCGGCAAACTTTGCCTCATCATTATCAGGAATCGACCCGTTCTTCACGCCGATCTCAACTAGTCTGAGCGCATATCCTTCATCAATCTCAAGGCCAAAATAGTGCTGCGGATTTTTTTCCATGAGCGTGTCGTACTTGTCCGCTTGGTGAACAAGAGCTTCGCCCTCTCCAGCTTTCAACTGCTGTTTGCGCTCAAGGACGTTTTGGTCCTGTTCCAACGCGCTCGTCTCGGCTTGCCCGACATCGGTCGCCATCGTTGTGGCGAGATTGCCCATGATGCCGGCCTGTTGTGCCTCAAACCCAGCGGTGGCGATTTGCCCCTGCTTGGCAGCATCGACTGCGCCCGCGATGTTGCCCCTCAGACCTTGGTTTCCGCCACCAGCGACAGCAAGTCCTGACAACTGGTGAATCTGGCGACGACCCTGTACGCCAGCGTTCTCTTGCGCCGCCATCGACGCCCCATACGCGCTACGAAGGCTGCCGACGTTAGCGTGGGCTTGTTTTGACATCTTTTCTGCAAGCGCAACCGCCTCTCGACGGCGCCGAGCCTCTGCCGCCGCTGCCGTTTCTGGAACCCTTGTTGGCGTCGACCCATAGGGCGTCACTGTCCCGCTGGGTTTGGGCGGCCCGGCTTCTAACTCATCATCTTGACCGGGGAAATAACCACCCATCTCTCTCTCCTAAACCGGCAAGTCGCCAGAACCGACAAGGCCGACCTTGCCGTAAATTAGAACCCAATGACCGCCGTAGCCGACATAAGTCTCGTCGTCAGCGGCGGCGTCGAGGCCGCCACTGTCTTCCATTGTCCAGCGGACCTCAAGGAATTGCTCGCACCCGGCAGTTGCGGGAGCGCCGCCAACACCAGCAATGCTGCCGACGTTGCGGCGAGCTGTGAGCCTGCTGGTGGACTTTCCGCACCAATAGGGTCGGCCCTGTGCCGTGTAGCCCGTTCCGCTGTGGCCGCCCTGAATAACCAAGGGGACGTGGAACAACTCAAACTCAGCCACATCTCCGTTCAACCCGCTGTTGAGGCGGCTCTTAACTTGGTCGATTCGGTACGTTGCCTTGTTGGCGGGCGTAAAGTCGACATAGGCAACATCGTTATATGCGTACTGGTCAGACCGTATGCCGGTGCCAAGCCCGACGTTGATCTTCGTAATGAACGTGCCGCGTGTTGGCATTAGACCCGTCGCGGGGTTCACGTAGTTCGTGACAGCCACGACGTGGTGAATGACGAACGGGTAGTCCAGCGTGATGATTCGACGGTCCCCGGTGGGGTTGCCCGTGTCGCCACCGCTGTACACAAAGTTCGCAGCCGACGCCGCCGCGCCGGTCATAAGGCGTGCGTTGGTCAAGTTGCCGTACAGCGGAACCGCGATGCACGAATATCCGCAGTCGTCGTCCAGGTGGTTGTAGCCGGGCCGGTCGCTGTCCTTGGTAAATCCGCCGCGAAACTTTCGCTGAAACAGCGTGTCGATGAGCCGGTAGTTGGTTTGAACACCCGTCACGGTGTCAGCCTCAATCGCCGCATTGCCCGCTGGAACAGACAAAGACAGCGTCGATGCGTTCACACTCGGCTCGCCGTCGTGGTCGCTGGGTATGTTCTGAACTTCAGCAATCCCGCTGACTACGTCCGCATGAACGAGCGGGTGGCGAAACCTAAGACCGATGTTCAAACTCACGAGCGCATGACTGTTGTGCGTGATGACCCCTGCGTCCGCGAGATGCAGCGAGTTGACCCGAAGCATGATCAGATACGTGCGGTACGGGTTTATCGGTCGATTTAGGTCAGCGGCAATCCACGGGTTGTTGCGGAAGGACTTGTCGCTGAAGGCGCTAATCGGCAACTTGGCGCTGAAAATCTCGCGCTGGGGTATCGTCCCTGCGTGGCTATTGAACAGCAACTGCTCCTTCTCAACGATAGACAACTCAAAATCAAGAGCCTTGATGCCGTCGTAATCTACCTTGCCCTCGTTGAGGAGCGCGCCATTGTTGAACAAGCCGTCGCAGATGGCGGCGTTCTCAGCTCGCTGATCAAACGACAACTGAACTTCGTCAAGAACGACCCGTGGCGCCGTCTCAGCAACCTTTCCGCTTGCGCTCCAAAACTCCTGTAGTGGAGGTAAGCAAAACGGAATACAGAAGTCGTAGTCAATCGGGCCAGACGAAGTTATTGCGTCGTTGTTAACGAAGTGACCGTCGACCACCGGGACGCTGAAGTCCATTCGGAATGGCGCCCGCCCCTCTTCCAGTTGGTCCTGCTGGATGAGGTTCGACGCGGCGTTCAGAGTTGTTCTGATATGTGACGGCAAGTCGAACATGTGGGACACGGTCAACTTGATGCCACGGGCGAGGTCTTTCGCGGTGTACTTGCTCATTTCTCAAGCGCCTCAAGAAAGTGCAGCGACCATGAGTAGGTCTGCGCCTGCCACGGGCTGTACGACACAACCCCGTTATTGCCCCATCCTGTATCGTAATCATCAGCCCGTGCTGGCACGACCTCGTACTTTGGAATGGTGATAGAGAACCGCACGCGACTGTTCTGTGGGATAACCATATCGACGTTCTGGTCAACAAGAACAAGGCTGTCTTTGCTGGTGGCAACCCCTAGTTCGCCACCGGGATGGACAACCGTCATGGCGCTAGTCGGCGCCCCTGTGATGTTTGAGAACCAGAACCCGTTCTCTGTCACCTGAAGGCGATGATACAACACGCTGTTGAGTTTGCGGTTCTCACGGGCGTGCGGGTCATCTACCGACACCTCGACTGTCCAATCGTTCACGTAGCCGTTAAGCGCCTTGGTTGGCGGGATGTTCCCTCCGCTAGGTCCGTATTGAAACGTGTTGTCGAATGCGGTGTCCACAATCAGACCGACGAACACACCAGACAGTCGAGCCGGTCGCCGAAAGTAGAAGCTCGTCGTCCATGTGAGCAGGTCGTCTGCGCTATTGAGTGCCGGATTGGTTGGGTCAATGCCTGAAACCACGTTGCCCTTCGTGCGCCACGGATTGGACCAGGCGTCGGGATTGGTTCCTACGGTCTGTTTCGTGCTGTTGTAAGCGCCGAGCCAAGGAAGATTGTCCTGTGTTGCGTCTTGAGGGTCCACGGGCGTGTATCCGCCGCTAAACGTCACTGGTGTCCATCTGCGCTTGATGTGCCGTGGTCGCAGGTTGTTCCATGCATCCATCAGGAAGCGCACCATGCGCGACATGCGGTTGCCGTCAATGGACGTGCCTTCCGCTGCCTGCTCTGTGCCGATCTCTCGGATGGAGCCACTCATGTCATCTCCCCGCCGACGAGGGTAACATTGGTGTGAGCCACGCCACTGGTCCGCAAGCACCCGAGCGCCTGTGCGTTCAGCGGCGCGCCAGCGTTGTTTATTGCCGCGATGTCCACGAAGGCGCAGCCGAAAAACCGGGCCTCACCGCCGCTGGTCATGGTGACGACCTTATGGAAGGTGCAGTTGAAGAACCGCACACGAGCTGAAGCGCCGATTGCCACCGTGTCCTTAAAACTCAGCCCGCTCACCGACTCGTCGTGCGAGAACTCACTTGGACCCGAGGCTAACGCGCCGGGCGAGCCGTCAAGCCTTGTGCTTTTTAGCGTCCTCATCTTGCCGTGGTCGCCCGCCAGCAGAAGCATCGCGTTGTCTACAATGCGGCCCTCATCAAGAGGGTCGCCGGGACGTACCACCACGTCGCCGAGGGCGCCAACCTTGACGGCTGTGTCCTCCCGGTCGGCCAAACTCCAATCCCGCTGGATTGTGGGCGCGTGTCGTATCTCTCTGCGTGTCATCGTCCGCGCCTCCGACGCCCGCCCCAAGGCTGCGCGATGGCTTTGGCTGACGCGAGAACAATACGCTCGCTGCGGTTACGGATGAACCCAAACACCATTGCCGTGGCAGACTGACCCTTCACGCTGTCAGACAAGTAGATCTGGTCAACCGCCTCATCATCGATAAGAAGGTTGCCGTGCGCGCTGTTAGCCGTGTTACCCCAAGTAGCAGTAGTTGTGCCAAACACCTTGGTTGCTAGAGCAGATGTGACCGCCGAGTTCATAAAGCGACTACGAAGAGACGACTTGTTGCGAATCTCTGTCAGGTTCGCGTCCCCGTTGCCGGTCCCAGTATAATCAAGCAGTTGGCTAGTCCACGACTTCCAATCAGAACCGATGACCATGTTAAGGACGCCGTAAATCCATGTCCCCTGTATTGGCGTGTCCGAGTCCCCGTGCGACTGCATTTCCAACAGCATGCCACGAAGACGCACGCCGCCATTATCAAGGAGGATGCTCTGGGTTTTCATGCACCAATCAACAGCCTGCGCTACGTCGTCGTTGTCGTGACGAGAGCCTTGATTCATCTTCTGGAACCAATAGGTATCAGCGTCCGCAAAGGCGCCTGCGGTGGGTCGCGCCTGTGTTGTACCCAGCACGGGGTCCAACCCGGTGACATCCGAGCCTCCGTTGTCTTTGACAAACGGCAGGTACATAAGTGGGTTTTTGGTGCCGGTCATCAGGTCTAACGATGGCGCCCGAGTCCATGCGCCAGCACTCGACGGACCATCGAAACGCAAGCGGATTTGATTGCCGGTCCTGTTGGCGACGCCTCCTGAGTAACACTGGACCTCCCTTGTGCCGGCTGCAACAGCTCCGTAACCCCAACCGTCCCGACTTGGCCATCGCTCTTGAGGAAGAAGGAAGTCAAGTTCCGTTGATGCCGCGTTGTCAATGAACACGGGCGTCCACTCGGTGTTATCGAAGTTGAAAAGGAAAGTGACACCGTCCGTTCCGGTTCCAGCGGCAGAGTTTGGGTGAAGGTAGACGGGAAAAAGGTAGAGCGTGTTGCCTGGGGCGACATTTCGATTCAACTTCTCGCCAAGATCAAAACGCCTCTCAATTGGCTCGCCAACGTAAAAGACCGCAGTGTTGCCCGCCTCAAGCAACCCGTCGTAGAACCCGTGACCCGTGCGGTTGTCCTCAAGCAAGTCGACAGAGCGGTCGATCCCGCCGCCTCTCCCCCACTCCAAGAAGTACGCGCTGCGCGGTCGTGCGTTTTGTGGTGGAGCAACAGCATCGGCGGTGACGTAAATCTCAGGGCCGCAGCACATGAACAACCGCTCGTCTTTGGCGGCTATGTGAGGCACCAGCAACTGACGTTGAGCCTCCACTTCAGGAGGCGCGTCGCCGCTGCTCATGCTCTCAAAGTTCCATAACGACCACGACTGCTCAGGAACCCGATAGCACAGCGCGATACTCTGTGTCGGTATGGCAAACATCAGCAGTTCGTTGGCGCTCTCGTATGTCGCGTGGGCGCCCGTTGTGTCGATGAGGTCGTAAAATGCCTTGGGTTGGTTGGTAGCCAGGTCAGAAAACCCGGTCTCAGTGAAGTACTGTGACAAGGGGTTGCTCATGCTCTCATCGAAGAACGGCTGAAGCGCCTGTCCGATTTCCTGTGGCTGTGAACTTCCGTTGGACGCATAGATGCCGCGTCGGTCCATCCAATAAGCGACGCCGCCAACCTTGATGAGACACGAAGCGTTGAGACAGCCGACGTTGCTGTCCATCTGCACGAGCCGGCCCTGTGTCACCGTGGTCCCAAGGCTTGGTTGGTAAAGCCACGTCTCATTGGGGGTGAACAGCAACAACTGGTCGTTAACCGACTCACAGGCGACAATCTCTTCATCGGACGGCAGAAAGAGCAGGTTGCGGGCGAGAATCGAACCGGGCCGACCGAAGTCCGTGAAGTACACGTAGTGTCCGGTGACGTAGACGATACGGTCACCGTGGCTACAAGCGTCAGTTGGTCTTGGAAAGATGTCGCTCTTCATGTACCCGTAGGCATCTGAATCCACCCCGTCAACGGCAGCCACCTCGACCAACACGGCGCTCTCGCTGTATGGGAGGTTCCATGACCGACCGTTCGTACCGTCCACTTGCTTGCGGAGGTTCGCGTCAAAGTCGCTGGGCGTGTAGAGGAACAACCCCATGTCTTCGTTTCCGAAAAGTAGGGTGTCGCTATGCTCGTGGAACCACGTCTCGCGGTCTGTGGCGACGAGGAAGTCTGACAGGTCTTCGGTCAGGTTCGACTCGTAAACACCACGCCAGTATGGCATCGCCTTAACATCGTCATTGAATTCCGCCGTCTTGCGGTGAAGGACTTCTTCCCATGTCTGGTTGGTTGTCGCGTCGTAGACCAGCAGCGAGTAGCACAGTTGCCACTGTCCGCTGTTGGTGTTGTTTCCTGTGTACGCGAGACCTGACCAGACCGACACAAGTTGAACGTGGTCAAAGTTGGTCTTGATAACGTGCAACCCGTGCTGGCGACTGAACCCATACTCGGTCGTACCCGAGGGGTTGAGTCCAAGGGTTGTGTTGTGTTGCGCCAACTGACCAAAGCCCGCCCGTGTCTCCCACGAGTTGCGGCGGCGATACATATTCTGGAAGAACGCGCCCTTGTAAGGTGAGTTCAGGTTCATGCTGTTTGGCAGCACGTCCAGTTCTGGGAAGTGTGCAGCCATCCCTCAATAGACCACTTGAACGCGACTGCCCGCGTCGGCATCGATGTTCTTGATCATGAACGAGCCGAACTCCATCTTGCGAGCGGCTAGCAGATTGTCGACCATCGGGTTGGATTGCCCGTCCATGATCACGTACCGACGAGCTGCGAACAGCGCGATGATGTCGTGCCACGCTTCAAAGTTGTCCACGTAGGTGGTCTGTGCCGCGCCGTCTGCTGTCCAATCAACGCCAATGCCGAGAGCCGCGTTATATCGGGGCGACGGCACGTAGAACACTCGCAAACTCTGGTTCAGGTCGATGTTGAACTGAAGGACTGAGCCTTTAAGGATGAACGACGCCGCAAACCACGGTCGTAGCATTTGAAAAGACGGAGAACCAAACGGGGCAAGAGCATCGAGCCTGCGAGTGGACGGGATAATCTGCGACGGGTTGTTGTTGCCGTCGAGGGTGGTGATGTTGATGAGTCGCCACAGCCGCCCGTGCGTAAGACCGCCAGCGGGGTTGCCCATGATGCGGACGGCAGACCCAGCAGCCGCGAGGTCGTACACGTCGGTGTTGGCGAACGCGATGTCCACTTCCTGTCGGAAGATGAAGTCGTCGTGGCGGATGATGAAGTCCACGAAGTCGAAGTACCCCTGCTCCAGCAGGTTGCGCCGCATTGTCGTCCAGTTGGGCGCAGGTCCACCCTCGTCGGTTTCATCGACGTAGGACAGGAACAGGTCTTTGATTTGGGTGACGTTCATTTCTTACGCTTTTTCTCTTCAGGATGCTTGGGTCGGTGGCTTTTCGCGTTCCGCGTTGGGTAGTCGTCATCCTCGTGACTCGCGAGTTCCTCCCCGCGCTTTCCGTGCTTCACTCTTGCCAACTCTTCAGTTGCCGGAAATCCCGGTGTTTTTTCCTTGTCCTTCTGCCTCATTGCCTCGTCAACGATCGACTTGTCGTACTTCATACGCGCAGTTACTGCGCGGTGGGCGGCTGCGGTCTTGGGGTTGTCGATGTCCTGGTCAATAAGTCTGTTGAGGGCCCATGTGTAGTAAGGCATTTCTCCGCGTTTGCGCTGTTTCTTCTTCATGGTGACCCCGTCACGCCGGGCGTGCCTTTGAGCGCGCCCATGTCCTGTCGCATGGCGCTGTTCTGGTTGCCGATGTCCTGCGTCCGCACGCCCTGCTGGGCGGCCTGTTGCGCCTGTGCCGGGTCTTGCGGGCCTTGCGGCTGTGGCGGCATCTGCCCGCTGTTTCGCATGTAGGACTGCTGCAACTCTTGGCCGAACGCCTGCTGCCCCATGCCCATTTCCATCGCGACAACGTACAGGTACTGGTCATAGACGTAGTCGTCTACTCCCATCTGCGCGACCAACCCGATGTAGTCACCTTCGCCCTGCGTCATGCCGTACTGCTGCTTGAGCATCGCGGTCTGCTCGTAGTACGCGGGCGAGCGGATGTATTCCTCGAATGTCTTACGAATGGAGGCGAGGTTGTCTGCCATAGAGATCTCAATCTTGCCGCCACGCTTGGCGTACTCAAGCAAGTCCTGTGCGTGCGACAGGTCCACCATTTCTTGCAGCGCATCTTGTTCGCCTATCCGCATCGAGAGTTGCTTGTTCACCTGTTCAGGCGTCGCAAGACCCTTCTCATACATGGCCATGATTTGCTCGTCGCGCTCACGGGCTTTGTGGATGAACAGCGTGTCTGCCTCAACCTTGACCTCCGGTGCGTCAACGATGTCGGAGTTGGCGATCTCCTTGAACACAACCCGACCAACGCTCTGGTCCATGATGCGGACCATCTTCTGTTCGCTGATGTGCGCCTTGGTCAACACCAACACGTTACGGCCCTGGTCCTCGATAGCACGAGCGATGTCCTGCATCGTGAACTCGATTGCACCAAGGTCGCCTTCGCGCAGTTCGCGGATGGCGACGCCGCTGGTGATGCCGGTGCTGCGCTTACCTGTGGACGACGGGTGAATGCCGCCGATGTCAAAGGCGACCGCGTGTTCGCGTGCTTGGATGTCAAACAAGGCGGCTGGCGGTGAAGCGCCCTGCTCGCGGGTGGGCTTTTCGCCCATGTGGTTGTAGCGGATAACTGCGCCAGGTTCGTTGGTAATCTGCTGGCTCGAAATCCCGCTGTTTGATGGAACCAACCACACCGGGTTGCTCATCGTGTCTGCGATGTCGAGCGCGAAGTTCTTGAAGCGGTTGTATGAGCGTTGGATGTCGAGAATCGGATAGAGCTGCGCCATCCCGTAGATGTTGCCCGGCACATCATGGAACCTACAGATGCTTACCGGCATGATGCCGTCCGGTGTTGTCCCCTGCCACACCCACTTGTTACCAACCAACACGCCCGAGTCGCCGTTCTTGAAGTACACGCGGAAGGTGTCGATGCGGTTCTCCGCGTCGCGATGCATCTTGGTGTCAGTCTCGCCTGCGTCTCGTTCGGTCGATTGGTCCTTGAGGTACTCGGCGAAGTCAGGGTACGTCCGCATGACCGCGTCTTTGTCGAGCGTTCGGCGTATCGCCAGCCAGTTCCACTCGGTATCTGCCGACGTGTACGGCTCAAAGATAAGGTCGTATGGGCTGACCGCTTCGGTGCAGACCTTGTCCATGCCGGGGTCATAGTAGCTGTGCAGGCCGGCGGTTCCGCAAGAGGACAGGAACTTGGCGACGGTCGCCATCTGCTCGTCCATGCGCGCCTGATACCACCAAGCGCCAAGTACCACCGAAGACGCCTTGGCCTTGGTGATGTTGTCTATGCTTGGAGTTGTTGGCAGAACGGTGAGGCGCGGGGTGCGCGTCATAAGCAGGCTGATGGTGGTTCGGTAGATCGGCAACATGATGTTGGTGACGATCTCGTTCTGGCCCGGCGACACCTTACTGGGGACGAGCGTGCGGCGGTCTGAGCCGTAACTGAAGTGTTGCTGGTTAGCGAGAAAGCGCAGCACGTGATTCCACGCGGCGACATCTGGCGTCCGGTCATTACGCGCAACGTCGATGGCAGACGATACCTTGCCCGCCTTCATCATGGGTTCGCGCAAGTCACCAATGCGCGGCTCTTCACCGTACATGACTAGAAACCCCCGTTCTGACGGGCTTGCACCGCTGCGAGGGCTGCCGGGTCAATCTGATCATCAAACTGACTGCCTAGCCAATTCCCCGCCATCCTGCCGCCCGCTGCGGCAGCGGGGTTCCCTTGCCCAAGCAAGACACCAATAAGACCGCCGAGGTCGCCTCCGACTTGTGCGCCGGTATTGTTTGGTTGTCGCTGGGGTGGTGGCATTTGCCCCGGATTTGCACCAAAAGCGTATCCGTTCATGTGGTCCCCTAGCTAATTTCAGAGAGATTGACCGGCGCATAATCGTTGCGCGACCTCTTCAGCTCCTCTGCTTCAGCCATGACCTGACCCTGCGTTGAGTTGTTCGCACGTGGCTCGCGCAACAGGTGAACGCGAACGTCCTCCTCAACACAATCTGCGACCGTAATCGCAGCGACAGCCACGTGGTAGCCGACACGAAAGAACACCTTGGCAAGGCCAATTGCTTGCTCGGCCCGGCTCACGGCTGCTCCGCGTACCACTCAAGGAGTTTTGCCTTGGTGGGGCGTCGGCCTCCGTTGGTCTTCTTCCACAGGGACACCAACTCAGAATAACTCAAGCTCTCTGCCGAAGAAGCAGCAGGAGGCGCGGTCAAGGACGGGGCTTTCGCCTTCGCGCCTTTGGGCTTTTCTGCCCTGGCGCAACCGTCCTTGACACGCACGTTCCATCCTTTTGGGCCGCGACTGCCGTTCAAGTGACACAAGAGCGGGTCCGCGAAGACCTGAGCCTCCGTGTACAACCCGTCCTTAATCCCGTAGCGACTGACTTGGTGACCCATCTATTGCCTCTTTAAAGCACGCCGGCACATTCGATGTAGCACTGTGCGCTACTGCTCGCGCCACCGTTTGTGGTGGTAAGGCGAAGAACGTCGCCGCCGACGATGCGCTGGTTGGCGATCGTCATGGGAGTCCCGATAACACGAGCAACATAGTCACCCGCTGCCGCTTCGCTTGCGGCTGCGGTAAACGACGCCGCCGGGAAGACCGGCAAGAACACCCCGGCGCCTTGGCGCTGAACCGCCAGCGCCCACGTGTCGCCCCCGGCTCCGTTCACCGTCCGAAGCACCTTCATGTCGGTGACCAAGAACGGACCCGTGTCAGGGTGGACCTGCGAGTCGTTGGTGCCAGCTGCGGTAATGGTGTCGATGCGGTAGTAGCGCGGCAAGGCCGGCGAACCTCCCGCGACCGGCGGGACCGCAGCGATGTTGCTTTGGCCGCCCGACTCAAAGTCGATCGCAGAGTTGATGTCAGCCTGCGTGAGCGGGCCTTTGCCCTGCGGGCGACCGTTGTTGGTGACGCGGAGTTCAACCCCCGCTGCGCTTGGTGTGTAATTCGGCATTGGTCAGTTCCCCCTAAGCCAGTGCGGTGCCAGCAAGAATCGCGTTGCAGCGAGGCTTGAGGCAGACGAAGTTGTAGTACCACTCGATGGCGGCCTCAAATGCAGAGGTGCCAGAAACGCGGTGGATGATGGAGCCGTCGTCATCAACGAACTCGCACTTGCTCATCTCCGCAATCTTCCACGAGCTGCGCTTGAGGAAGATCCAGCCGCCCGGCGGCACGTGTTGGCTGACCTTCAACTTCATCCCCGCAAACGCGAGGCTGGAGTAGGCGGCGTCGCCCTTTCCGCCAGCACTCTCGACGTTCGCTGTAAGCGTGCCGGTCATGATGGCGAGGTATGCGGCCCGAGTGAGCGGGCTGATGAGGATGCAATCGATCTCCTCGCCGCCGTCCACGAACGCCTGGTCCATGCAGTGCTGGACACGAGCCGGGGTGACCGCAGCGCGTGCTCCCACGGCATCGTTGGCTTGCATAAACAGCGCGTCGCACTGCAACACAACCGCCGTGCCGGTCGCCGTGGTGCGGTCGATACCGAAGTGGACCGGCTCACAGAGGTTGCCGAACACGCCCTGCGGCTGATTGGCAAAGCTTGTGAGTGCGCCGAACGGCGCCCCCGTGCTGTCGAGGTAAGCGGTCGGAGAGAGCGCAACACCGAAGATCTGGCCAGCAGGCATGCCGGCGATATTCAGGTCGAGCGACTCGGCGGCGAGGTTCGCCGTGACCGATACGTCGATCGTGCGGGCGGTTGCGTCAAATGCGCTGACCCAGATTGCCGGGTTCGCGATACCGCCGGTCGTGAGGACTTCTGCCAGCGTGTCCAAGCGGAACACGCGAATGCGGACCCACGAGTTGCTGACGATGGGCGCGGGACCAGTGCCGACCGCAACGGGGTTTTCGTCAGAGCCGTCGAACGCGCTCATGTCGCCGAAGTAGTCCTTCGTGTCCGTGCCGGCGGCGGGCGCTGCGACTGTGCATGCACCCGTGCTGTTGTTGCCGGTGTTACCGGCGCCGCCACCGTTGCGGTTGGTGATGAAGCCCTTGAAGCGGTTGCCCGCGAGCAAGTAGCGGTTGGCGCGGAACTTCACGTCCACCATCGTGCGCTTGAACTCAGCGTCCCACCACGAAACGAAGGCGCCGTAGCCCTTCTCTTTCGCCCTCTTCATCTCGCTGCGCGGAATGTAGATGTGGCCGGTAAGCAGCGCCGCCGTGACGATAAGGTTGTTGTAACCCTGGTCGCCTGCGGTGCGGTAGTTGCCGCCGAACGGAATGGCTTGGATGCCATCGTTTCGGCTGACGTGCACGGGGACGTGGATCTGGAGACCGTACCAGTCCCAGATCGCGTTCTTGAAGAGTTTGAGGAGGTTACCCTCGTCGTTCAGTTGGTACTCGATTCGATCCGAGTACTTGGTCTTGAGGACCGAGTTGAGTGAGGTCGTGGTTGCCATGACGTGTGTTCCTTATGGAGCAGTCAACTACCAAACTGCTGCTTCACCGTTTGCCTCATGTGCAAGAGAAAGTCGTCGTCATCCATCGCGTTGGTTTTCACCGGAGCGGCGGTACGAGGCCTTGAGGGAGCGCGTCCAATTACGGGCGGTGCGGCGTGCATCTGGTTTGCGGCTGGCGCTTGCGCGCCTTGCTGCTGGCCCAGAAGTTGCGACAGCGACTGTGCCGTCTGGAGCATGTTCTGGTTCGCGGCGTAAGCGTTGTACAAGAACTGCTCTGGGACGTTTGGGTACGCTTCCTGAATCTCCTGAACTTCAGCTCGCAGTTGAGTGGCGAGGTGGTAGTTCTGTTTTTCCCGCTCCTGGTTGGCGAGGTAAGATTGGAATTGCTGAACCGCAGGGTGCGCGTTCAGCCGTTGTTCGACCACTTGGTCGATGTGCTGTGGTGACACAGCGTTTTCCGAAGTGCCGAGGATGCTGTCGAGCCACGCTTCGTCTGAATTGACTTGAGGCTGCTGCTGCTGCGCCGCGAGTTGGTCTACCCACGGCGGCTTTGCTGCCTGTCGCTCCAGTTCTGCGTAGCGCGCCTCAAGTTCTTGATACTTGGTGCGCGCTTCGTTGCGCTGGTGAATGACCTGAGAAAATCTTGGAACCGGGACGCCTAGCCCTTTCGGGGCGTTCGCGAGATCGATGCCGCCAATTCTCTCCTGCCACTGCTCGAACGTCTCATCTGCTGCCGAAGTTGAAGCTTCAGCGGACGCACCGCCTTCGACCTCCACTTCTTTATCAAGGAAACTGACTTCCTCATCGTCTGCCCCCGCCGCTTCCGATGCGGCGTCTTCCACTTGCGCGGTCTCAAGGTCGGCCTTGAGGCTTTCAACGAACTCTGCGTCCCCTTGAACTTCTGACACTTCTCTCTCCCTCGCCCTTATCGATGGCGTCTCGTGGTTTGGAACATGCGGGTGACAGAGGCCGTCTGTCAAGAACTAATCATTTGATCAGTTCGGTCGCGACGGAATAGATCATATGATCAGTTCGGTGCCGCAGCAGGGAGCGGTGTCGCTTTTACCACTCTCTGGTTCGACCAATGCGCTCTGGCAAAGGGATGTGTCCCCTAGTTTGTTCGCCATCTATTTTGTGCAGACCCCGTAAACCGCGCTTGGTCCTTTTGCCAAACAACACGTCCAGTTCATCCTCAAGGTCTGCGTCGAATTGGTCGTTGGCGTCGTAAGCCTTGCCGGTGACCTTGCGGTACTGGCGCATCTCTTGGATAGAGCCGGGCCTCGCCCAAGTCCGATTCTCTCGCACACGTTCGGCCTGGTCCATTCCAACCAAGGCGAGCGCCAAGGCGAACAGCATGTCGTCGTGTTTGCCGGGCATGTGTTCTGGTCGCTGTCGCTTGTCGTCTGAGTAAACAAAGTCGTTGATTTCACTTTGCAATCGGGGACATCGAGGGTCCATCTTCGGGATAAGGCCGCCAAGCCAGTGGTCGAGCCGCCCGGTGAGGATCTTCCGGCTCATCTCTGAAGTGTGAAAACCGAGTCTCGGCACCCGCTTCTTGCCTACCTTTGCGTAGGCTTGCTCAATCCAGACGTTGGGGTAGGAGCTGCGGTCCAACAGGGTGACAACGTCGATGCCCATGTTCCTCTCGGGGACAACCAGCGCGTTGTACTTCTTGGCGTAGTGGACGACAACTTCAGCGAAGTCGGTTGGCGGGATGCGGTCATAGAAGGTGCACGCGACACTTGGCGCCTCCTTGTTGGTCACATCAAGGATGCAGAAGGCGCTGAAGTCTCCGGTTGGCGACCCCGTCGCTGTGTCGACACCCATAGTATAGACGCGATACGGCCCAGGCTCAGAGAACTCACACAGACCCGTAGAGACGCGAGCGCCGGGATACATAACCTGAAACACACGACCGCTGGCGACGGAGAACGCCACATCCGCCGTGACCGGGTACTCGCTGTTGAAGTGGTGCAGCGTCAGTTTGGTGATAGCGCCGCCGTAGGAGTTCATCTTCCACGCAGCCCAGTGCATCTGCTGGCGCTTGATACGGAAGTCTTCCTTGTACTGCTGCGCCCACTCCCACACCTCTTGGGTGACGTTTGGCTTGTTGAACATTGCGTAGGTCGGGTCGGTCGTCCACGGGAAGAACAACTTGCAGATGCCGTTGTCGGCTCGCCAAAGGTCGAAGGCGAACCCCAACCCCCGAGCTGTCGTCTCGTATATGACCTTGCCGCCGGGACGCAGGGCGTTCTCGTTGGCGCTGATGACCTTCTCGACGTTCTCGTAGGCGCTAAACTCGCTGAAGTGGAGCAAGTCTACGTCGGACGACCGCACCTTCTCCGACTTGTACGTCATCGCACGAAACACGGCGCCGTGGTTCCACTCGACGCGGTTGGCGCGGTGCTTACGCAGGGCGAAGTCGTGAAGGAAGAACGCTTCGGGCATCCGCCGAAGGAGCAGGCTCATCTTGGTGGCGAGGACTTCCTCTGCCGACTCGTCGTCGTGGGTGAGGGTCGCCGCTTTGTAGCCGGCGTTGAAGTGGCAGCCGTGACCCGCCCTTACTATAGAGGCGGTGGTGAGGCCGCGCTTTCGGGCCTTGAGGATGTAGACCTTATCGTTCTCCTCTAGCGCCTTATATAGTAGTAACTGTTCGTTGTTGGGCGAGAACAGGCGCGGGCGTCCGTTCTTTCGGTCTTCGATGTGGGCGTACTTGCGGCAGAAGTAGAGCAGGCTCTCTTTACAGGAGCGCATCTCGCGGAGGTAGTCCGCTTGGGTGAGAAACTCAGCCACTATTTGGCTTGCCACTTCAAGAGGTCTTCGACCGCCTCGATGAGCAAACTATGGGCCTTTACGTCGTCACCCAGTTTCCCTCGTTTGAGCAATTGGACAGCAAAGTGGGCTTTTTCTACTACAGCGTGACCGCCTTGGTGGGCGGCAAGTCCGTCTCTCAATTTCTCCGCCATCTTGGGCGATCGACCAACCCAATCGGCCAGAATGTTTGGGCTGCTCGCTACTTGGCCTAAGAAACTCTGAGATATGGGTTCGCTTTTCTTGACCACCCCAACCAGAGACTCAGGAAGGCTACGACGGGCAATTTCGTTCGACATGCTCTTGGTCGGAAACGACTGAGCGGCGCTACGTGCTGGAAACATGCTGCGGACAGCGTTCAGAGACGGCTTCGCTGCGGCAAGCTTCGCAGCGCCTCTTAGCAAGCCGGAGCCGGGAGGGGCGACTGACGCGCCAAGCACTTTGCCTGTCGGGTCTGCGGGTTGGAGCGGGCCAAAGTCTTGGGCGGCGTGTTTGATGCTCTGCATCGGCTCATTAACGGAATACCGGGCGCGGACGTACTTCATAATGTCATCCCAAGGGACGCCCGGTTGCGGCTGACCAGAAGCGGGCGCAGGCGCCACGAGTTCTTCAGGCAAGCCGATCGACTCTGCGGGCAGCATCTGCTGCGCCATTTGCGCCATCTCAAGTCGCGTCGGCATTTTCCGCTCCCTTCAAAGCCTCGTCGAAAGAGGCTCCTGCGGACATGGCGGCTGCAACCGCCGCCTTCTGCCCGTCGTTTAGGTAACTGGCGCGAACCTGCTTGTCTCGCTCTTTGGCGTAACCGGCTGTTTTCTTGCGCTGCTTCTTGGTCATCTTGTTGGTGACCTTGGCGCTGTCGAGCAGGTACGCAGCTCGTAAAAGGTGCATAACGTCGAGCGCCTCACCGAAGAACACGCCCGACTTCTTGGACCTGAAGTGCGCCTTGTCGGCGGGCCGAGGCCAGTTGTCCGACTCAAAGAAGTCTGCGATGGCTTTGCGGCAGTCGCGGAACTCCCGACTCAGCGTCTTCGGGTTCGCCGAGATAAGCACGTCCCCGAAGCCGGCGGGCGCATCGTCGGGCAAGCCCAGCGAGGTGAGCGAGGAGTAGACCATCGCCGATGTAGACAGCACGATCGCCGACTGAGACACGCCCTTGGGCAACTCCCGGCCCTCGACGTAGGGCTTAAGACCCTGCATCGCGTCGTTGATACCCATCGCAGCCTGCATCGCCATACTATTAAGTACTGCGCGGGGCGGCGGGGTCTTGGCGGGAACGCAAGGAAGAGGGTAGGCGCCGGGACAGGGCATTCTAATTCACCATCTTCTCTGGAGACAGGCTGATTTCCGCCTGCGACCCCTGTGGTAGATCCGCCGTCGCGGCCTGTATCAAAAACATCGTCATAACGTCGTCCTTAAACCCGAACCGGGCCGCCACCCCGACCTCCGTCGACAGCTCGCCCCTGCGAATCATATCACGCACGACCGACGCGACCACCTGTTCCTGAGTAAGGGTGATGAGACTCATAACGACTTCCCCAGGCCGCTCCAGCCCTTACCCTTAACCCGCCCCTTGTAAGCCGCGACCGGGTAGCCGCCAGCAGGGTCCACGGTAAACAAGAAGCGAGGCAGCCGGTAACGCTCGCGCATCCGGTCCGCGAACTTCTTCTCAGGCATAGCGGGCAACTTCGGTTTCTCTTCAGTCATCGCCCTAAACAACCACGGCAAATCCCCGCCCGTCAACACCGCATGTTACAATCGCCGCAGGAGGTTGATATGGCTTGGCATAATGGCAGCAAGTACGAATCGAGTAGGAGCAAGGCGTCGTGGGAACGACTGCGCATCAAGGCTGAAAAGGCCACGGCGAAGAGGAAAAAAGCGAGGAAGAAACGGCGCATTATGATCAAGAATCCAGCCGAGCCCCAAAACCCTGAACGCAGCAGGTAAAAGTAAACTTCGTTCAGACCGGCGGTCTCACCTTGACAACATTTGAGATCTGAACGTTTCAGGGTAAACTCGAATCCGCTTCGCTACATCGAGTTCGTGTCACACAGTTTGAATGTGCCGAAACGAACACAACCACCACCGAATAACCACTGCGCTTCGCTCTAAGGCGTACCTCGCCTGGACGACAAGTACGCGTAGGGCGAAAGTTTCAAAACCCGTTAGGTCCGGTGGGCAAAGTTTCAAAACCCGTCAGGTACTGGACGGGGTACCCCCCTCCACCCCCCGTGGGGCCTTGCTGGATTCGCCCTGGACGTCGACCACCACCGCGCCGACGTTCCCGAGGCGTCGTGGTTGCGCCGCACGTGCCAATTCAGACAACGCCGCAGCAAGCTCACCACCTGCTTGCTTCTCACGCAGCCCGTACAACGTTGCGCGGTCGGCTTCAATCTTCCGCATCGCGTCAATTGTCTTTGGGTCGCCGTCGCGTGCCGCTTGGGTCGTGGCGAGGAGCTCGTACTGCTCGTCTAGTCGGGCGTTGATTAACGTGCGTTGTGACTCGGCTGACTCCACCGCATTTGCCGCTTGTGCCTCCATATAACGCCGATAAAGCGCCTGCACCCGCATACTCCCCATACGCTTGTGCTGCGCGAGAGCGCCGCGCAACGCTAACCACGCCTCCGGCTGCTCTTGCATAGCCTGCGACGGCAACGCCGCGATGCACGCTCGCCACGTCATGCCCTGCCCCCGCATGGTCGCGATGCAGGCGCCCACTAGCAACGCCGCGTGCTCGCGAGTCTTCGGGTTGCTGATTGCGCGTGATGGCATTTGTTGGCCCTATTTTTGGAATTGATCATTTGATCAGTTCCTGGATTCTCCGGCTTGCAACGGGTCGCAGTCAAGCGTTAAGGGCGGGGTGTGAATAAGTAGTTGACGGCATGCGTCAAGCGGTGGTTTACTCCTGACAGGCAATCACGCCAACGGAGACAATCAACAAATGGCAACCCACTACACAGACAACGTCGCGCCCTTCATCGGCAAGAAGGTCCGCGTACACTACAACCTCAACGCCGTCCGCAGCGGTACCGCACCGTGGTGCGTTGTCCATAAAGGTCGCGTCGTCGCCCGTTGTTGGCACGTCGGGCTTGTTAACGCCGTGGCGCACGTCGGACAGAACGCGGCACGCAAGATTGCAGAGGGTGGCAATCGCAGCGTGCATGCTTGGATAACCGGCGTGCTGTCGCTGTCACCCGTGTTGGACTGCGATTCAGCTTGGCAGCTCGTTGGCTACAACCCCCGCGACCGAAAAGAGGCGGCGTTTACCTACCGCGCAACGGGCGTTGTGTTTATGCGCTGTGATGCTGTTGTGTTCACCGACGAAGGCATGCGCGCCCGTAGCTAGGTCGAAACGCCTACGGGCGTCTAGCGGTGTTGCCGCTACTGATGAGACCACCTAACCGCCCCGGCAAAGGGCAAGAGAGTACCTACACATGAGCATCCACACTCCACAATGCCGCGACTGCTCGCGGGACACATCGCAAGGGCACGGCCTGTTCGTTGACCGCGTTTCCGCCGATTGGCATGACTTGAACGGCAATTACTTCGACGGCTGGATCTGCCGCGACTGCATGGCAGAGATTGACCGCGAGCTGAACGCTAGCAAGCTTATCCTCGACGTCTGCGGAGGCACCGGTTCATGGTCGCAGCCCTACCGCGACGCAGGCTACACAGTCATCGTCCTTGACCCGGAAGCCTTCACAGACAACGCAGGAGGCGCCGCTATCGTCGGTGGTTCCGGTGACGTGTGCGACCCGCGCT